ATAAATTAAACTTGCATCACCTGTCTTGAAAGTAATTAAAATACCTTCATCTAAAGCAAAAGCACCACTTACAGTCCAATCTATAGAATGTGAAAATCGAGTAGATACTGCTGTAGCACTACTAGCTGCTGTTGAGCTACCATAAGAACGAATAAAATCTCCCGTTGCTGTAAAACTTGGAGCTGACCTCATCGGTGTTCTAAAAAAGTATGCTCCTCTGGCTGTATTAGCATCCACACCATGTGCCATCATAACAGGACCATAGTTTGCTTCTTTTGTAATTGCTGTGCAATACCTTTGACATCTTGCTAAATTATCACCAAAAGATTCATGTTGAAAAGGAGCTATGCTGTTAGCATCGAAAGTTCCTTGTTCTAATTGTACTCCAGCTAAATAAACAAAATCAGTATTGGCTAACGTGCCTGTTGCAAATTCAATACTTAATGAAGTAACATTTGTAGCTACAGAAAAATTATGCACATACTGCACCCAATCAGCACTAGGTGAAACTGTAGCTGTTGAAGCTACTGAACCTGCAAATAATACAACTGAATCTGCTCCTCCTGTTCCTGTTCTTATTCTAATAATTACATCAACATCAGATTTATAATAAAAACTTAGAGATGCTGCTTTGCCTAGCAAAGGATAAAAATTTTTATATTCTATTTGTTGTCCTGTTTGAAAAAAACTAGAAGCACCTGAAGCTAACATTTTTTGCGAATTAATAAATCCAGTTGGAGCATCAGTATCTTGTGATACTGCAACATTTCCTGTTGTAGCAGCTTGTTTTTTCCATCTATCTATTAAGTAAGCAGATGTACCATCAGCACTTGTTCCTCTTTGTGCAACCGCAAAATCACCATTAATGATAAGTGGCTTAGCACTTCTTCTATCTAAGACTGCTGTGTTATCTGCTACTGTGCCATGTAATGTTAGTGCCATTGTTTACTCCTTTGGATACTTGTCTTTAATTGCTTTGATTGCATTTGCCATGTCTGTAGGGAATACTCCTGCGTGATACAAAGCATCAAGCTGGTCGCCAATCGATGGATATTCATATTTTCTTTTATCTTGATAAGTAAACTCATAAACTACTGGAGCATCATCTGCGTGTTCAGTAACTTCACCTGTTATTACATTAATTTCTTTTCTTGCCATCTTAATACTCCCAAGCTATGTTTACAGAACCATGGTCAAAAGTTTGTCCACCTACATTAGTAAGACGAATTCTATCTAATACACCACCTAAAGTTATAGAACCACCACCCATTTTTACATACTCAGCTACACCATCACTTGTAACACTACTCATACACCAAGTATTACTTCCTATAGTTTGTATAACTGCTGAACCTACTGTTTTATCTGCTGTTGCACCACCATCTCCCATTATAAAACCAGCTGTAGATGTAGCACCATCTCTAGCACCAGAACCAGTGTATCCTGCCGCACTTATATAACCACTTGTAACTAACCCGCTAGATGTGCCTATTTGTAACATTCTTAAACCAGCAGCACTTGTTTTAACTTGATTAAATAAAACTGTAATTTTTTTAACACCACTAGGTATGCTCGTAAAATCTACCGCAGTTCCTGATGTGGTTGCTACTGCTGTACCGTTAGTAATTGTAGGTATTACGACAGTTCCGTTGCTGTTAATAGTCGCAACAGTTGTGCCATTGGTTTGTATCTCTACCGCACCACTAGTATCTGATACTATCTTTAAACCATCACTGGTATCTGCATTTATTTTACACGTCATAAGATGATTAACCTCTCTCCGCTTGGTATGGTTAATGTTACACCACTATTAATAGTTAATGGTCCCACAGTACTAGCTGATTTGCTAGAAGTTATGGTGTAGTTAGTAGTCATCACTCTAGCGTTTTCATAAAACACCTGATCTGTACCACCACCTGTTGCACCAGCCGCAGCCAATGCCCATTTTAATCCTGTGGTTTCACCACTTGCTGCTGTCAGTACATAATCATTCGTACCTACAGCGAGTGCAGATGGATTGCCTGAGCCATCCCCTGCTAGTATATTTCCTTTGGTAGACATATCAACAGCTGTTACAGCTCCTGTGCCATTACCTATTAATACACCATTTGCTGTAAGTGATGTAGCTCCTGTACCACCATTGGCTACAGGTAACGTACCTGTAACTTCACTACCTAAAGCTGTCGTACTATCTATGGTTACCCATGCACTACCATTATAAAATTTTAGCACATTGCTAGAGGTATTAAAGTTTAAATCACCAGCATCATTGTCAGAGCCTGGATCACCACTTGTTACTCTATATCTTGCAGCAAAACTATTAACCCCTGCTACGTTAGAGGCAACGGTTGCTATATTATTTACTACAGTTGAGCTAGCTAATGTGTTTAAGTCTGATACAAAATCACTAGTAGCCAATGTGTTTAAGTCGCTTACAACATCAGATGTAGCTAAGAGATTTATATCTGTAACGATATCTGATGTTGCCAGTATATTTAAATCAGCAACAATGGCTGATGTGGCTAACGTATTAATGTCTGAAACTATATCTGAGGTAGCCAATGTATTTAAGTCAGATACTATATCGCTTGTTGCAAGTGTGTTGATGTCGCTTACAATGTCAGACGTTGCTAGTATAGCCATGTCGGCTATAACATCAGAGTTTGCAAGTAACGCCATATCAGCTACAACATCACTTGTTCCTAGTAAAGCCATGTCTGCTACAACTGCACTTGTACCTAATAATCCCATTGCTGTTACATTAGCTGATGTACCTAAATGGCCCATAGCTGTAACATTGGCAGAAGTTGCTAGTAAATCCATGTCAGTTACGATGGCTGAAGTACCTAATATTGCTAAGTCTGCTACAGCATCACTTGTTCCAAGCCTACCAATCTCAGTAGCTACAGCAGCAACAGCACCTATATCAGTTGAATCTCCAGCAACAGCAGTTACATTAGATGCAATTCCTGCGACTGTAGTTACATTACTGGCTACGGCTGCAACCGCACTTATATCAGATGTAATTGTTCCAAGTGTAGCAAAGTTTGTTGATGATAATGCTGCTGATGGATTACCATCATTGTCAAATTCTAATATTTTGTTTGCTCTAGTTGCTTTAACAGGCAACTGCATATCAAAGTTTGTAGTTGTTTCTGCTAACGGTAATCGTAATGATCTTGAGGTACTTTCTTCTCTCTCTGCCATCATCGCCATCAATACATCAAGTTGTGTATTCAATGCAGTTACATCAAACGATGCGGCTGGAGTAAAGTCTGTGGTTCTTTCTACTGTTATGTCTCGTACAATTACTATGCTGTCATCTGCTGTAGCACCAGCACCTAAAGTTACTGTGCCTCCAGCTCCAAATTCATATGCACTATCACTAGCATTGGTTGTACCTTGTACACTAAACTGTGCAACACTACTAGGCGCTGCATTATAGGTTAGTGCTGTGCCATTACGGAATACTTTTATGTCTCCTGTGGCAAAAAATTCAAAACCTATAGTAAATACTGTTTGCCCACCTGTGGCAGTATAGGTATTTCTAGGCGTATTTTTAGCTGTTGCTATTGTCATTTTATTGTCTCCGCTCCAAAGTCGTAGAGGCTTCTAAATATACCTCTCCATAGTATCAAATTATTAAATGGAATCAATCTTCTTATAGTTTGGGCTTTTTCGTCAAAAGGTAAATCTTCATTAAAAGCATGAAATAAATCTATTGGCATACCTAATGATGGACCAGTTATTTCACCTAAAGCATCTGCTTCATTAGGTTGTCCAAATCTACCTGGTGTTCCTAACGCTTTTCTTATGCCATACATTTCATCACCAAATCCTTCTGTCATTGTTTCCATAATAAAATTTAAATCACCTGGCAAACCTAAAACACCAGACATTTCTATAGCACGATATATTTTTTCTTCCATTGTTTTATGTTTATAATATTGTGGATTTTTTTGTCTATCAATTATGGCAGCAAAACCTATCATGGCTATAACACCACCTGCTAAATTCATTTCTTTATCACTTAGTCCTGCTAACATTAATTTTCTATTAGCTCCAAATGACCAAGCAAAAAATTGTAATGGTGCTGCAAACCAGCCATTATTTAATTTAGCTCCAAACTCTGTTTTTTCAAATCCTAAAAAAAACTCAAATGCTTTTTTTACGCCTGGATTAGAATTAACAAACTCAGGCGACATACCTAACAATAATGGTGTCATATTTTCTGTACGTATTGGCACAACACCATACATCATATTAGGTTTATCGGCTACGCTTGGCGTAATAACTGTTCTCTGTACATCTGCATATACAGCTACTCGCATTTTATCTAATAAATAATCAGCATTTTTACCTAATGATTTGTACCATTTTTTTTCATCCATTAATATTAATCCATTTTCAGATACTCGATCAAAATCTAATTTAGCTAAACCTCTAGCATCTGCTGGAGATATACCGTATGAATTTAATCTAGTTTTAGTAAAATTATCTGCTGTACCATTTGCTACTGCAAGAGCATCTTCTATAAATCTATGTGATGACATTATACCTGCTTGATCTTTTACCATATTTGTATGCATTGATAATCCATTAATATGATAAAAAGGTGCTTGTATTTTTTCCATTGGCCTAAAGAAAAATCTACCTGCAAAATCATCTAAATCACTTACTTTTTCATTTTGTGCTAATATTCTTGACATTGCTGCATTGTTCATTGCTATTTCACCAGCTTCATATACAAATTTATTTTGTTTTACAGGATTTGATTTGTCTGCATCAAAATAATCTTTTCTAAATAAATTAGCAGTACCATCTAGTGATTTAATAAAATTAGTAAAACCATGTACCATTGGTATCCTAGCCCAATCAACTTGTGATGTCATAGTAACTACACCCATCATTGTTGTACTTGCCCAGTTTCTCATAGCAACTGGTACTCTTGCTTTAAAAAAATCATCAACATCATTTGAATTGTATATGCCATACATTTTGTCTCGTTGCGCTTCTATTTGACTAATAGCTATTTCTATTTTTTTTGCATCATTTTTTGTTTTATATTCTTTGGTATACGCTTGTTGTCTAGTTTTCCATATATGTAATTTCATATGTGGATCTCCAAACTTTTTTGATATTTCTATTTTTTTATTTGCAGTTTCTATATAATTTCTAAACATATAATTAGCATCATGATTTAAAAATTCCATAATTTCTTTATCTTCAACTGGTAATTTTCTTCTCATAAAATGAGATTGATAAGGCAAATATCCAGTATCTGTTTTTTCATAACCAATAGAATTTTCTATATCTTTAATTTTTGCATCACGTGTAATAGATTGTATTGCATTGTTAACTCTAATGTTTACATTAAAATTATCAGATGATTCAAATACTACTTGTGTATTTCCATCAATATCTTTAAATTCAAATTTTTTAGGTTTTCCCACAAAAGACTTAAAAAGTTTGCCTCTAAAACTTTGTTCATTTGGAATACTATAATATTCTAATTGTTGTTTGAATTGCATTGGTGATTTTAATTGTATTTTATTTTTTGGTATAGTTATTTTAGTAACTTCTTGACTAACTCCTTTAGGATACTCAACAACAATAGATCCATTTTTATTAATTTCTGCAATGTTTCCATACATTTTTGTTGTTGATTTTGGTTCTGTAAATTTTACAACCATACCTGGATACATACCTTTGTTTATTTTTTTTTCAATATATGTACCTTTTTCTGGAGCTATAAATGTTTTATCATATTCTGCTTTATCTTTAATAACTTTATTTCTACTAATTTCTCTAGGAAAATAATTTTCTAATAAAAAATCTTTTGCTCTATCTGGATCTAAAATTAAATCATCTAACTCATCGTCATATATTGCTATTTCATCTTGTGCTTTTTTAATTTGATTGTTAATTACTTTAATTACTTCTGGATCTTTAGCATTTGCTAAATCTTTTTTTGCTTGTTGTAACAATGTTTGCCATTCGGTTTTTTTGCCACTAATAGACTGTTGACTGTACATTATATTTTCTTTGACTAGCCTTTGTCCTATATCTTGAGTATGTTGTTGCATTTCATTTGCTGCTTTTTTAATAGCATCTGGTTGTATAGCAAAATAATCTGGATCACGTATAGCCATACCAACACGTTCATTATATTCTTGAAAAGTTATTTTTTTATGCGTTTCTTCTGTTTTACTACCAACTAATCTTTTTAATTTATTTAATTTATCTTCTGCAAAAGCACCAATCTGTTGACCACCTTTAGTTAAATTATAATTATTGCCAAGTAATTTTATTCCTTCTGCTTTATTAGCTAATAATAACGTGTAATTATTATCAAGGACTCTTTTTAAAGTTTGTGTATCTCTTAATGTATTTAATTGTGATTTAGTATTTGCACTATGTGGTGTTATTCTACCTTCTTTATTTCCTATAGTTGTTAAACTATAATCACCTGATAATTCTTCTGCTGTATCTGCTATCCAGTTACTAAATTCTTTATTTTTAAAAGTGTTATTTGTTAATCTATCTTGATCGGTAATTAATTTAGCAGCAACTTGTCCAATTTTATCAGATACTTTTCCTCTAGCTGATAATTTTCTAGATGCTGTTTCTTCTAATTCAATTTTTTCTAATACTTCTTTATTAAGTTTATTTTCAATATCTGCAACAGTATCACCTTTTGGTTTTAAACCTCTGTATTTTATATGTTCTTTTTCTATTAAAAATTTTTTTAAATCATCTGGACTTTTAAATCTAGGCAATGGATATATACCTTTATTATTTTTATTATATGATTGATCTTTCCAGGCTTTATGTATTTTTGCATCGTCAGTACGTATAGTATCATTTATATATTTATTTCGATTATCAGATGCAGCACTAATTTTTACAAATAATGGATTGCCTATTTCATCATATCCATTTAAAGCCGCAGTATCTAATTTATATCCTAATCTACCTGCAATTGTTTCTGTAGCTGGTGTATATGTAACATCTGATTTAGGATTATACATATCATATTTAAATATTTTATGATCCATATCCCACATTGCACCCATCATATCGTCAACTACTTCTGTTTCTGTTTTTTCTGATATTGGACCAAAGTATTGAGGTTCAGGCTGTCCTGGTTTTATTTCTGTTTTTGGAGCTAATCTTCTTCCAAATGCCGCACCTAATCCACCACCTAATATAAATGCACCACCAATATACATAGAACTTTCTGCTATTGTTGCAGTAGGATCTAATTGTTGTCTTAATGGTTCTGATGAGCCTACTAATAAACCAGAAGCTGCACCTGTTTTTAAAAATCTACTTCCCATTGTTAAACCTTTAACAAATGGTATAGGCACATATGTTAATGGGTCGCCAAGCTGTGCAATTAAATCAGGCAAAATACCTGCATCATCACGTTCTTGACGTAAAAAATTATTTCTATCTATTTTATTTTTTACATGTTGAATATGATCAGCATTACGCATATTTTTAAAATGGTCTTGATATTGAAGATAAGGTGTATTTTCTAAATATGAATATACATCTAATTCAGAATCATCAGGATAGTTTAAATATGAATCATCATCATTTAACTCATTTATAGTTTGTCCAAACCATGTAAGTTCCCATGCATTTTTTACATCTTGTGCAAAAGTATTTGGAAAATTAAATTCTTGCCGATTATATTCATCAGGTACTAATGTTCTTATATCTGTTGTTCTTACATCAGCCATTAATTCCTCGCATCATATAAATCTTGATATGTAATTCTAATTATATTGCCATTCATATCTTCTAATGGTACAGCCGTAGAACCATCTTCTGTATTTTCTAACACCACAAATTGATAAAGTACGTTTGCTTGATTAGCAGGATTACCTACTACATTTAAAAATACATTTTCGCCTAATACAAACTCATCTCTTTCTTTTGGTACAGTTGTATATCTTGGTCCACCTGGTTTTGTATTTGATCCTAGTTCAAGTGTCTTTTCATAATTTTCTTGGCTATAATATTCTGGACTTAATCCAGGATTAACTGTACCTAAATCTGTTTCTTTTGATAAATCTCTAAATCTTGAGTTAATTTTATCATTTACTAATTGTAGTTGTTTGTCTGATTGTAATACAGCATCTGGCGGATATTTCATAAAAACTAAATCAGAACCATACTGTGTTGCTCCTGATGCTACTCTACCACCAAATACATAACTATATTTACTATTACCAAAGTAACCATTTTTTGTTGTTTTTGCTATTGAATTGACTACAAGTTTGCTTACAGATTCACTTGATCCAAGTTCAATACTTCGCATAACATCTGCTTTAATTAACGCAAAATATTTATTACCTATAATTGTTTGTCCTATAAATTTTTCTGGAATTTTATTTTTAATTTTTGTTTCAATATCAGATGATAATTTTGATGTAGAATCAAAACCTTTTTGTTCAGCATAATCAGTAACTAATGATGCTCTTTCTCTACCGCCAGTTAGTCTTTTTTCTATTTCTTGTTCAGCAAGAATAAAATTAGCTACACCTCTATCTACACCAGATAGTTCTATAGAGGCTGATAGCCTCATTGCTTTTTCTTCTATTTTGTTGTCTAAACCTGCTGTTTTCCATAAATTATTTTGTATAATTTTTTGACCACCAGGCAATTCTGTTGTTACATTTGTGCCACTCATCATTAACCATTCTGGACTATTAACTAAATCTCTTAATGCTTCTAAATCATTTGCGCTACCAACAAGCGACTCTATTCTATTTCTGTAGCTTTCTGGTATAACACCTGTTATGCCAGCATAGTATTGATAAAATCCTATTTTTTGCTGTTGAGTCATATTGTCAGCATTTACTTCATTTAATTCTTTTCTTGAGTTAGCATAATCAGCAATAGCTTCATCCCACAATGGTTGATCTAGATTATCCAGTTGTGTTGATGTATTTTTAATATCTTTATTATCTAAAAAATAACTACTTTTAAATTGTTTTGATTTAGAATACATTATATTAATATTTTTATTTTCATTGTATGTGCTTATCTGTGAATTAATCATAGATATATTTGATCTAATATTTGTTTCTAGTTGTGGAGCTAATGCAATAAACTCATCATTAGATATGCCTAATTTATCTAATGATAATTCTACTTTCTTGCCATCTGTTGCTATTAATGTTCCTTTTGATTTACCTTGTGTATTTAAAAATAAACTTAACTGTTGAAAATTATTTTTATCTATTTGATTGGTTTGTGGATTACTAAAATCTAATGTAAATATTTTTTTATCATTAATAAATTTAGACACTTTTAATGTTGTTTTAAGATCAGGTAATGTTTCTTCTAAAAATAATGATGCATTAATAGAACTATTTAATTGCGCTTTTTCATTTTCATCTTCTAATTTATCAATTAATAATTTTGATCCCTCATAATCAATTAAACCACCTATTTTTAATTGATCTATACCTCTATCATTTGTTTCTTTAATTTTTGCATTAACATATGTTTCTTGCCTTCTAATCCATTTGTTAGATAATTCTGTTTGAGCAGAAGTTATCATTGTTTTTGCTCTTGAATCAAATAAAGATTTTAATTCTTTTGGTAAATTTTCTCTCATTGCAGCTACTTGTTGAGAAATATTATTTTGATAGCTATTGTATATCTCTGGTATAGTATTTTTGTAACTAACCTTACTTTTTAGTAATGCTTTTTCTTCTTGCAAAATAGAATCTAAAGATGCGATAGTTGCATCAAAATAAGTATCTAATACTGTTTCATCATAACCTAATGCTAACCAACTATTATTAGCAATTTCTTGTGATGATTTATAACTTTTTGGTATTTTTGTTGTAACTGTATTTCCTAAATCGTCTTGATATTCAATATCTTCATATATAATTTCAGCAGATTTACCTAGTTCTTTTCCTTTTTCTATAGCTTCTTTTTTTTCTTTAGCCATACCATCGGCAGCATATTCAGAAAGCAATCTAGTCATATGTTTAGAATTTTGACTAACAGCACTAGCAACATTTAAAAGTCCTCTACCTCTAGTAACTCCTATTTGTGTGCTTAGTCCAACTTGTTTTGTTTCTTTTTTTAATGCCATTTATTTAATTCCTTATTTTTTAAAATTATCACCAAAAGTATCTGTACTTGCTGCAAAATCTGTACCTGCTTTTGCCGCATCAAAATATGCGTTCATTGTATTTTGTTTTGTACTTATCTTAGTAGATAATAAATTTCTTTCTACATCAAGTTCAGCATAACTAAGTTCTCGTAAAGATTTTCCTTTTGATAAACTAATATTTCGTAAATCTGTTTTAACTATTTGTTTGTTTCTAGATTTAAGTGCCAAATAACTACCACCTTGTTCTGTTAAACCCATACTAGCTAACAATGCTCTGTTGCCTGCCATATGATCTTGATAATTACGCCATCTATCATTTTCTTTTTGAGCAACTTCTATTGCAAGATCAGCCCTTTGATCTCTAATTTGATCTCTTTGTTCTTGTGCTGCTTGTTCAGCTAAAGCATTTGCTGCTTTTTCAGATGATCTTGCCTGCATAACATTTCCTACAGCTATGGCTGCGTATACTGCTGGATGACACATTAGTAATAAACCTCCGATGTTATACCTAAAACCCTCATTGGTAGTGGCGCTGTTTGCGATACTGTCAATGTTGGATCTTTCTCATATCCAAGTGTATGCACTTCTTTTTTCCCTGTCAAAGATTGTAATCCAGTTGTATCGTCATTGGGATTACTACCAATCAAAACTTGATTAGAATTAATCGTAACATTATATGTGGTTGATAATTCTAATATAGCTTTACCTATCTTACGTGGCTTACCTGTTAACACACCATCACCTAATCTAACATCTTGTGGCAAGGTTTCTACCGTAATGTCATAGTCCATGCCTATATCACAGGCTGCTGCTGGCGATGGCAAAGTAACTGTACCTGCTGCCGTTACTACACCACTACCATAATAGAAAAAATCTCCATCTTCTGTTGAGCCTGATGTAGCATGTACTGTTTTACCTATCTGGGTAATACCAGTAAATACACGACTGGTTAAAAATATTAAATCTGTATTATCGCTAATTGATGCTGTAACTGGGCTAACTGATATTATGTATTCGTTAGATCCTCCTGTTGCTGTAACACTTGTAACTGTATGTGTTGTTCCAGTACCAGCAAATTGAAACGTATCTCCTTGATTAGGACTAGCTGTTGCACCATCAATAATAAACTGACTTACACCAGCAGATACAGCACCTTTATTTTTGACTGTGCCATGTGGCTGATAACTACCTGATATTGTTTTAGTAAATGACATATCAGTAGGTATATCAAATTGTGTAGTTGCAAACTGCTCTAAGTAATATGCAGTACTACCATCAATAGTTCTTTCTACTAATGAAAAAATAGTAGACGACAAACAAGCAATAGACTTGTAGTTACCATCAGTATTCCATTGTGTCCATCCAAATATCTTTTGTTCTTTTTGACTATTGTAAATACACATTGTGCCATCACCGCACACTAAGAAATATAATTGTTCAGTTCTATCTGGTAATGATGTAGCTGTTGCTGTATCAGTAGGCGTAGTAATTAAATGTGATGACTCCAGGCTAGTATTGTTACTATCAAATAATTCTGTGGTTGAAGCAAAAACATAATCTCTTATGTTCTTACCATTTTTTTGTATATACAAAGTACCACCATCAAATGGTCTTGGCATACCAGCTTGTTGTACACCAAAAGATGTTTGTCTAATAATCATAGAATCAGTTGGTGTTATATTCTTGCCTGTTTGTGGTCTAAGAAAAAACTCAGCTCCACTAGTAAAAACTTCTAATACACGCCCAGAAACTAAATGTCTTATTTCGTTGATTTGATCTGATGCTATTTGCATTTGTAAACTTTCATCATCTTTTGCTGTGCCTACATCAAAATTAAAAAATGATCCTACTTTGCTAGAAGTTAAATAGTCAGGTGCGGTTGCACTTCCACCAAAATATAATCGTTGTTCATGAAAACATACTGCTCTTGGAAATCCATTAGGCTCACTATACAGTTGCTCATCCCAGTTTCTTGTAGGTGGATGGCCTACTATTTTAACACTAGCGCCACCACCATCTACAGATTCTGTTGCTGTATCACTAGCACCAGCAGTAAAACTAAATCTATCATCATCAATTACTGTAATAGTAAATGTACCATTAATATTTGCTGTTGCTAATCCATCACCATCTACATCAAAGATGTCTTGTGCGCCTGATATAGTTATACTTGCATTTGTAGAAAATCCATGTTGTGCCATTGTAACTTCCACAACTCCACTACCTTGTCTAGTTCGAAATGGATTTGCATCTAATTCTATTTCAACGTCATCTAATAATGTGCCTGTTACAACTGTTGACGATGTATAGCCTGTAATAAATATTTCTGCACCATGATAACGTACACGTGTATTAACATAAGAACTTGTCCAATATGCAGCAGATGTCGTAAGCGTTACGCCTGTTGTTCCTTTTGCAGTTTGATTTATGTCTAATGTAATAGAATCACTAGCAAATTTAAAATATGGTTGATAAGTTTTTTCACCATTAACACTTACATCAAATTGAAATACAGACAATGCAAATGTAGTCGCACCAGTTCTTTGTAAAATTCTAGGCGCAAAACTTTTATGTGCAATAATCATAGTGTCAGCTTGCTGAGTTATAGTTAATTCCATTAATTCTGCTGTTTCAATACCAGTTGAAGTAATTGTTTGCAATAAAGTTCCATTACTACTGTAGATAGTTATTACTGTGTTAGTAAAAAGAATGATATATTCTTGATCATCACTAAAGATAAATGGTTCTATTCTTCCATTGCCTGGAGCGGTTGCACGATAAACTGTGCCTGGTCGTCTTTCTATACCACCTTGATTAAGAGTCAATACATTACGAGCTTTTTTTAATCCTTGCTCATATGCTACAACATCAACCCTAGATACAATCTTAGGATCTAGTTCGCCTCTTACAAAACTGGCTTGATGTATTCTTTGTGTTGGCATCCATTAGCTCGATACGGTTGCGTTAACATTATTAAAATGTGTGCGATTTCTTCTATTGCGTATTCTATTAACATCCAAGCGTTTACTTGTTTGAGCTTGACCATCAGTTGATTTAGCTATAGCTATTTGTCCTAATGCTCTATTTCTGTACAACTCAGACAAACTATCATTTCTTGCAATCGCACCTGCAAATAAACTTGCAAGCTCAAACACCATACATTGTTTAAAGTACGGTGGAAACTCTGCTTCACTAGCCTGGAATGTATAATCACAAATCAATGTATCACCTGAACCTGTATCAGCAAAAATCTTATCACCATATCTATCATAAGCAATTACATTGTCATTAACAGTTACTGTGTGTATTAACAATGCATCTGCTGGTAATTGATAAGATGCTTGAAATCTACCTAATGGGTTCTCTGCTAACTTAGTTAGCTGTACTTGTTTAGTTGCAAATCTCCAGCGTATTCTGGTAATCATTGCTTCTAATGTTGATTCGTATAATTGTCCAGCTACTGTTGATTCTGTTGTAGCTTCTTCAAAGCTAGTTATTATGTTAGCACCCACTAGCACAAGGGCTTTGTTGCATATATCAAATCTAGTTTCTGATAACATAATACCTCTCTATAAAAAGATAATGAGGGAAGGGTGTAGTCGAGCCTCCCCTCAAGATCAATAGTACTTACGTACCGTTAGTTGTTGTAACAGTTGCCGCACCTGATGCTGAGGTAACTCCTAATAAATCAAAAGTTACTGTACCACCAGTAGTTCCTGCTACTAATATCATATCGTACTGTTTCAAGTTTGTTGTTACGTCATTGAAGTAACCACTACCTGCAACTGTAGCTGGAGCATCTGCTGTATTGTAATGAAAAACATTAACAGTTACGCCACCTGCGACTAATTTTAATTTTGCTGCTGTTAAAGCCATGATTAACCTCCGTTATTCAGTAATCTGGATTTGCATGAAGCCTTCTGGGTCAATCGCCACAGCCTGCATACTCATCATAGATGTTGTTAAATGACTTACCTTCTCAGGAACGTAGTTTACCTCAGTCTTAACATCAGCACCTGTAGCAAGGCC